GTCCATGTGATTGTGTAAGCAGTACCATCGTTAATCATCAAGGTAACTGATTGACCAGCAGTAAAGTTAGTTGCAGCAGGTGTGCGTGATGCAGTTAATGTGATGGTTTGAATACCACCGTTGGCTGGGTCAATTTCAAAGGCTGCACCGTCAGTAATGGTGTAAACAGTTTCTTTAGTGCCTGTGATTGTTTTATTGGTAAATGTCTGTGTGCCAGCTAATGTAGCAACAGTAGAATCAATTGCAATAGTTACTGCGGATGACCCATTGTAAGATGTACCACTTAATCCTGTGCTAATTGTTAATGCGTTTGCAACAGAGCCAGCAGAGCCTGTTGTATTTTGATTCCATGTTGGAACTGTGCCAGTTAAATTTGCGTAAGTGTAACCTGTGCAATTAGTTAAAGTACCACTAGAAGGTGTGCCTAACGCAAATACTGCGCCATTGGTAACGCCAATTGTCTTGGCTGTGCCTTGACCATTAAATGTAATGTCACCGCCCAAATACCATTGTTTAGCAGCAGATGCAGAAGTTACAATGTTGCCGTTAGCTAAAAATAAAGCTACGTTGCCTTGATAGGTAAGACTAGCATCTCCATTTTCAGCATCGCCATAAAGACCAATGTTATAGTTTCCTGTGTGAACATCTTTAGCATAGCCACGAACACCAACGCAAACGCCTGTGTCTGTAGCTGCGCTTACATGAGCTTCACCTGTGACACCTGTGCCACGACCATTGCCAGTTGAGTTTGTATAGCCATAGCCATAAACGCCTGTTGCCCAAGTAGTGCCAACGCTTACAGCCTCTGACATTAACCCAGTATACAATGATTCATTTTGTTGGATGCCTGAAGCAGTATCAGATATTACTGCTAAAGCATTAGGGAAGCGTGTAAAGTTAGCAGAGGCTGATGGGCCAATTAACTCTTTAGCTGTTGCCAGTACACCTGTGTCATCTAACGTAGCCACAGAGTTTTGAATTAGCTTACCTGTTGTGCTGTCAAATCGTGCAATAGCATTGTCTGTTGAGCTAGATGGGCCAACCACATCGCCTGTTCCAGAACCAATTGCTTCAGCAGGCAAATCACAGAACACATCTTTAAGACCAATAGCAAAGTCAACTAAATTATTAGAGTTAGATGACTCATAAACTGTATCACGAGATAATATGCCACCTGTTGACCAAGTGCCTACGCCAACTTCCCATTCGTCTGTTAAAGTGCCATCAGAATTCTTGCCTTGAATGGTGTAGTAAGTAGTGTTGCCGTTGCCGATAACGTCAAATGTTTGGTAGCCTGTTTGTGCGCCTGATAGCGTAAACGAACCTGTGCCAGTAGACGTTGAGTTCTCTAATACTCTATCTTTTAAGACTAACGCCATTATTTAACTCCAATTATTTTGCCATTCTCATCACGAACCACTTGCTTTGGCTGTGTAAGACGTTGTATTAAGCTCATGTGGGCATTGGCTTGGTGTTCCATTAAATCCCTATGGCCTTGATGTTGAACTTCCATCATGTGACGCATATTGTCATTGATAGATTGCACCAAACCTTTTAACGCTTCGGAACTCATTGGACACCTATGATTTTGCCGTCTGCACCACGCACCACTTGTTTAGGTTTAGTCAATTGACCAACAAGATTGTCATGCGCTGCTTGTTGTTGTAATACCAAGTCTTGATTATGTTGTTGTTGAGTAGCTACCATCATTGCCATGTTCTGATTAATTGAGTTAATCAATTCAGATAGTGCAGAAGTAGGTTGCTCAATGCCACCAGGAGTCATCTCTGTAAGCGTTTCTTGCTCTTTAGCAGCGTTAATATCAAGTGACTTGAGGTGTAGGTCAGTTTTAGCACCAATCTCTGCTACAACGACTCTAGTTTGATTATCCAAGTCAGCTTTGTATTTCTCAAACTCAAGTTTTTGCGTTTCAAGTTGCATACGCATTTGCTCAAGTTGACCTTCCATCTGCATCTTCTGTTGTTCAGCTTGCGCTTTAATAACATCAGGATTAGGTTGAGGTGGTGGTGGATTGGCTTGCAATTGCTTTTGCTTCTCTTTTTGTGCGTCAGCAAATGAGTCAAATTCACCTTCAAGTGTGCGACCTACTCTGAAGCCTGTTACACCGAATTTAAGCATATCCATCAAGATAGGCACTAAATCAGGTGCTTGTTGAGCTACTTTAGCACCACGCTCTAGGAATGAGCTTGCAGCTTGTAAGAATTCTACTCGGTCAGCTTTCTCTTGTTGCTCATCAGCGTATAACATTGAGTCAGTTGATACTTCTACTCGGAACGTACGCATTGGGTTGTCTTTAAGCAACTCAATAGCTTGAGGCACTAACTGCTTGTCTGTATCGCTTAATAACTCTGCGCCACCAATCTTAATGATGGTTTCAGGTTGGAAATGCTGGCAGATAATCTGTGCTTTGATACGCAAGATTTGTGATGCAAAACGAGCTACTTCGTCCTGATATGTCTTTAGACGTAATGTAGCGTATTGACCCTTGATTTGCTGTGCAGTAGCTGTTTCAGAAGCTACAGACGCACCACGAATAATGTCAGAGATACCTGTGATGTCATAGATTTGTTGCTTAACTTGACCCATTGCTTGATAAGCCATGTTCAATGCAGCAGCAATAGGTTGCAAGTCTACAAACTGAACTGACCCGCCAATGCCACCTTTTTCAGCAAAGGCTGCATAGTTCTTAACAGGAATGAGCGTATTGTTATCGCCCTCTGTGAATAGACGGTTTAAGTCAGGATTGGCAGCATCGTAGAAGCCACGAACCTTAAGCGCATCTACCAAGCCCTTAATACGGTCAGATAATGTGTCTAGCTCGTTAGCCTGGTCTTGATATAGCGTAAAGTCAGGTACAGGAACTAATGACTCATTGGTCAATGTAGAGTAGATAGGCTCTGGACATGGGAAGAACTCCTCTAAACCTAGAGGGTCATCACGCTTGTCAAGGATTTTACCCATTGACTTGCTAATCCAATAGACGCACTTTTCTTCTCTATCCCATACTTCATATACTAGCGCTTGTTTGACTGTGCCTTCTGTCATCTTTTGACGAGGCTCATCAGGTGAAGCATCTAATGGGATTTGCTTCCATAACATATCAAATTGGTCTTCAGGAAAACGCTCTTTAAGCGCATCTCTGTTCATGTAGACTTTACGCCATACACAGTTTACTTCTGCCCAGGTGCGACCATAACAATGACCAAAGTCACGCCAATGAACGTAATCAACAGGCGCTTGCTCGATGTCTAGGTATTCACCTTCAGACTCTGTATCTTCATCTGTTTCTGATATTTGGAACTGCTCTGTTTCAATCACAGGCTCGTAACGAATCCATGTTGTACCACGACCACCCAAGAAGCGGTCATAGACGCAAGCTGTTAGTGACTGTTGGAAGTCTTCTGAATGTGTAATCTCAAAGTCTAACGCACGTTCTAACAACATAGACGCTACACGAGCTACTGGGTCATTGTCCTTGAACCTACGTGATACATCAGGTTTAGGCATACGGCTAAAGGTAGCAGCTTTAAGTGTCTGTACGTTAGCCCACAAAATGTTGTAATGGGATTGAGCCGTAGTCGTTGTACGGTCATCACGATAGCGCTTAAGAATCTTATCAACGCGCCCTTCCCATTTAGCAAACTCTTTGTCGTATTGGCTAAACATGTCAAGGTACGTTTGTACCTCTGATGTCACCTCTGATACTTTAGCCATGAGTTATCCTTAAGCGTAAACTACTGTTGCACTCAATGTGCCACCAACAACAATGTAAACTCCTGAAGCAAAGCCAATAGGCATAGGAAGCCATGTGCCAGCAGTCAATGTTACTGTGTCTACTACTTTAGTAGATGTTGTAGTCGTAGCTGAATCATAAATAGTTACTGTGCCGCTTGATGATGATGACACTAGAATACCCAATAGCTTACAACCGATAGGTGATACGTTACCTGTTGCTGTGATTTGTTTATATCCACCTACATAAGATGCAATACCTGACATGTTAAATCCTTTTCATTTTTTGTTTAGGCTGACTAGCCCATAGTTCGTTTAGTGTGACATCGGTCTGACCAACGCTAATGCCTCTAATTGGTATTTCCTCGACCACAGGTTTAACTTCTTCTTTCCAGTTAATTGAGGCGTATCTCATGGCATCTGCTGCGTGACTCGTCCAATCGTGTCTAGGCCTATCCCTAAACATCTTCTTGTCTTCATCCCATTCACGTTGATACTGCTTGAGGGCTTCAACACCATCATGACAACGCTCTTTGTCAAACCATGCTCTAGGCATCATCATACGAGTGGCTTGAATACCATCTTGCATAGACAAGCTAGGAGTAATTGCCATCTTCGTTATGCTCAAGTGTTCGGCTAACATCTCAATGACTGATTTACCACCAGAGGCTAATGTTTTAGCTCTAGCATCGTGTGGTAGGAAGTGCGTCTTATACCTGTAAGGCTTACTCAAGACTTGAGCAGCATAATGCTCAATAGATTTACCACTAGCAGAGTAGAAGTCAATAAAATGAACTTCACCGTGTATGACCTGATAAAACCATATAGCAGTATCATCGCTATAACCCAAATCCCAAGCAGTAAACACGTCAGCATAATCGTCATACTCAACTCCTGTGATACGACCATCTTGTTCAGCTTGGTAAAGCTCACGACCCCATATTGCGCCTGGTAATGCAGCATCAAAGTCGCATTCCATCTCTTGCCGCCATGCATCCTCTGATAGCTCTTGCTTTAATGAGTCTACTTCTGATTGCGGTAAGATGCCTGACTCGTCTACAGTTATCTTTAACGCCAGCCAATCATCTGAATGAGATGCCCTATCGTAGACTTCCCAAAACTGATTGCGCCCTTTAGGCGTTCCAATGATGACGGCTTTACCTTGTCTGTCAGCGAGAGCAGGACGTACGACATACTGAAAAACAGTAGACTTCCAATCACCATACTCATCGCAAATAATGCTATCAAAGTAAAGGCCACGAAGACTATCGGCATTATCAGCACCAAATAGCTGTATTCTAGCGCCATTCTTAAAGTCGATACGA